TTGAGCACGTTGTCAATCTGAAAACCTACCCTCAAGAGCCGCCCGTCTAGTGTCGCCACGGCTACGCCCCCCGCAACGCCGCGACCTCTTGCGCCGTCAAAAACATCAAAAATTGCGTGGTGCCAAACTGTGTGTAGTCCGGCAGCTGCTCTTGCTCTACCGAAAAAACAAAATTGCCTTGCTCTTGGTAGCGGTACGGAAAAATGGGAGTGCCCGGAGTAACGCGTTGATTTGCTATTATTTCTGCAGCATCGCGGGTAACGCTAATGCTCATTACCCCGTTGGTCGCTAGCACGGTGATCGTGTAAATAGAGTCCAGTAATTGGATGGTGAGGGTTTGGTTAGGCACTGCTGCCAAGGGCACGTCAATCACTTAAAAACCCCCGACAAAACCGAGCTACGCCGCGCCGAGGCCGCGGGAGTTTCCGCGGGTTGCTGCTGCCCTCGCTGTACCGTCGAGGAGTTTTGGGGCGACGCGACTTTGATGTTTGAAAATTGAGGCGTCACAAAGAGCGCCTCTCTAAGCCCTAACGCCAGGGCAACGCCATCAATCATTTCGGGCGTTTCATCGTGCGGGATTTTTTCAATGAGCATCGACGCAAAAGAGTCGACCCGTGTTTGCACAGTGAGCAACGCGCCTTGCAAAAAAAGGTCGCGCACCTGTTGGTAAACCGCTTTGTAATCCCCTGACGCCAAAATCAACGATAGCTCAATCGTGGTAGGCAGCACAACCCTATAGTCTACGACGGTCGCCCCAGTTTCTAACGGGTGCTCCATGGTCTTAGACGCCCGGACAATAGTCGCCTTAACCGCTCGAGCTTTTGCAAAAACTTGCCGAAAGTCTGCGGTTAATACCGCGACAACATCCTGCGCGTTTGTAGATAGCACCCCCTCCGCCATTACGCCAACACCCCGTCATCGTAGTTGTTAACGGCCTGACGCATTTGTGTCTGCATGCTGCCCCCGATAGCCTTACTGATGCCCGCGGCATCCGTCGCTTGCGTTTTTACTTCCACCGTCCCAATGTTGACGGAGGTGTTTTTTGCGCCGCGAGCGTTGTTTATGGATGTGCTCGTTTGAGCGGCAAGAGGCGAGGCGCCCGCAGCCCCCAGCGCCTGCTTTGCGGTAGCCGCTGCGCTACCTGCGGGCGCCCCCGGAGACATTAAATTAAGGACCGAGCTTAGCCCGGGGATCAGACTAAGCAGTTTTTTAATGCCGTCAAGCACAAAGCTCAAGAAATTTTGAAACGCGCGAGTCGGAGAGTCCCAAAGCTCCGACATAAAACCCCATAGCAAATTTGCAAAAGACCAGAGGCCTTTTAGCGCCGCAACGATGCCACCGACAACGTCCCCGATGATCGGCCATTTTGCGATCACGTGTCCGATCATCGAGTCGCCGCCCTCGATAAACGTCATAATATCGTCGTACACCAAGGCGAACGCCGCCCCCACTGCCGCCACTGCGGCCCCGATAAGTAAAAACGGCGAAAGAAAAGCCCACACCGCGGCCGCACCGGCAACTGCAGCAGGGATTACGAAATAGCTAATAGCGGCTCCGATCGCGATCATCGCCCCCTCCACGAAATGAGAGTGCCGCATTAAATAGCCGATAAAGTCTTTAACGTACCCGGTGGCCGTCTTTAGCGCCGCGGTAAAGTAGGGCATCGCCGCAATTTTGAACCCCTCGCTTAGCTTTTCGAGGTACAGCTTTAGCGTGTTAACTTCGAGCGACAGCCCTTTGCTCGCTTTAGTGTATTCTTGCGATCGCTTAACCGCGCGGTCAATATCAAACCCGGCGGCACGATCTACTTCTGCCATCCGCTTCTGTAGCGCCCCCAGGTCGCTGTTAAAGAGCTTCAGCAAGGACGCGTCAAGACCTAGGCGCTCCATTACACGCAGCTGCGTTCCGCGCTCCATCGTTTTAAACTGCTCCGCGAGCTCGCCCATGACCACCGTCGTCGGCTTGATCTTGCCCGCCGCGTCAGTGACTTCAATTCCTAATTCTTCAAAAACTTTTTTGGCGCGCCCCATGCCCAAAAAAGTGTCCTGGATCGCAACGTCCAGCCCTTTAAGGGAGCCGATTGCGGTTTCCTCGCTGATGCCCAGTAAGCCCGCGGCATCGCGGAATTCGTCGACCGCATCCGCCGTAGAGCGAAATTGCTCTGCAAGTTTTTGAAGCTCGAAGTACGCCTCGGCGGTATGCTTCACCCCCGCGGCTAGAGCGCCAAAAGACGCCGCAATACCCAGCACCCCCGCGGATTTTTTAACTAATTCAAAAAGTTTTCCGCCAGCTTTTTCCGCATGCGCATCTACCCCTTTTAGCGCATCCGTCAAGCTTTTGGCTTTGCCCTCTGAATCTTTGAGCCCTTGGTCTAACTTGGATGCATCAGAGTCAAAAAGCAGGTAAAAGGTATCCAGGATCGTCATGATTTCCTATTTGCGTGCTCATTTGCCAGGTGCTCATTCCAGCGCGTGACCATGATGACCTCCCACAAGTCGAAGGCATCCTCGACCGTGTAGATGGTGCGAAGTTCGTTTAAGGTCGCTTTTCCTTCGGCGACAATTGCGCCGATAAATCCGTTAACATTCTGGAAATTGACGTTTGGAATTTCTGGGCCATAGCCTCTAAAAAAGTCAAGGCTCGCCCGTCCCCGAAAAAACTGACGTTGTACTCCATCATCGCGACCTCGATCCGTGCGAGCGTCTCCCAGTCCGGCACATGATTGTCAACTAGCGCGCGCGTAGTTAAGCACAGCGGGCCCCCGGTTTCGCGCGGCACGCCGACAAAGCTCATGAGCTTAAGCATGGTTTCCTCGTTGACCGCATAGTCCCCGAGTTTCGGCATGGCGCTTAGGGGGTATTTGGCGATAATCTCGCGGCCCTGCACCGCCGGAAATTTTGACAGTATGTAGGTGCGATTTTCGCCCGCTTGCGTAGTAACCGTGAACTCTTTAGGTGCTAGCATTTTAGGTACGCGTCACATTCTCAAAAGCGAAAACATAGGCTTTTGTTTTTAGCCTGCCGGAACTAGCCGCGCTATCTGCGGACATGCCATCGGTAATGACGCCTTGCGAAAAAGACGCGGTGCGGCCGTCAGGGTAAACGGCCGTCATGCCGATCACATCGCGCGCGCCCTGCTTACCTTTGCCGACCCGATTTGCTTCGAAAAGCACCGCGAGGTTTTTATCATCGTCGCTAGTAGCGATGACATTGAGGGTGACCGGCACGGGGGTCGCTTTGCTCCACGTGATCAGGTCGCCGTTAACGCCCATGGCTTTGTCTCGTATCTGGATGGATGGAGAGTCAAAAGGATCAGCGTCGTCGGCAAACTGGCTAATAGTGATCCCGGACGGGAAGGTTTGTGATGCGACAAGCTGGACTTTTAGCCCAAAAACGCTGGTGTGGTTCATTTATCGGCCTCTTAGATTAAAACGTGGGAACCCTCGACTTTGCGAATCGCGTCGTCTTTAGAGTAAATCAGTGTGTAAACGGCTTTGTACTCCGTAGTGCTTGACTCCGTGGTGTAGCTTTGGATGACTACGTCTAACCAGTACCCAATGCGGTACACCTGCTGCCACGCCTGATCGTCGCCGGTCAAGTTGCCGATAGCCAATTTTTGCGCAGTGGTGAGCGCCTTCCCAATGCTGATGGTGCCGTTAAATGTGGCTTGCTCGATGACTGTTTGCAAAACCGCCAAGAGCTGGATGCGGCCGGCATCGTTTGCGGGCACGCGAGCAGCGGATAGCAGCTGCGTCATGATCGCCGCGCCCGCCGCGTCTTTAAACCAAATCTCGTTAGCATAGGTGTTCATATCGACCGGGTCGGTAGCCAGGCCCATCATTACGCCGCGTTGATAAAAACTGATGTACTGCCCCGCAGTTTGGGTCTGGCCGTACCAGTTAGCGCGCACGCTGTCTAGGGTGTCCGCCAGGGCATCGGTCGTGACGCTGGGCGTCAAGGTAGCCTGCTGAAACATGTAATTTTGCACGCTGTTGCGGCGGCTGTAATCCGTGGCGGCCAGCACTGCTGCGGGCAATAGCTCGGGGTACTCGGTGGACAAAGGCGCAACGGTAATCGCAACGCCTGAGAGTCCCGAAAGCTCCGCGTAGTAATCCGCCGCGTCGGCAGCGGCGATGCCAACGGTGTAGATAAAGGACACGTTGTAGGTGTCATTCTGCGTTGCAACTGCGGTAACTTGATCGCTGGTAATCGTATCGATAAAAGCGAAACTGCCGAAGTTATTGGATACGCCAACGCTTGCGATAAACGCCTCAAGGGGCTCTTCTGCGGCCGCGCCAGGGGAGTAGATGGCCAGTGACGACCACCCTAGCAAAGTAGCCACGGGGGTACCCGTAGCTGCCGCAGACACACTTACCGGGCCCGCGCCCGTAGCTCCGCCGACTAGCTCAAAGCGACGCTCGGTAGCGTCGTAGGTCACGGTGGCCGACGTCCACTGCGCACCACCCGCACTGACCGCGCGGATCGCCGTTTGCAGCACCGCGGCAACTTGTGATAGGGTGGTCACCGAGGTAAAGTCAAGACCCGTTAAGTCGGCCTCGTGGCTGCCTAACTCTAAATGGAGGCTACCGTCGTCAATGCTGGAAAATTGCGCGGCGGTGTACGTGGCCTGCACCCCATAAATTTTTGGGGCGGCAGCCACGGAGGCCCAGCGCGAAAAGCTGATTTTGTTGGGCGCCGTGATGTTCTTTGAGACAAACCCAAAGTAAAAAACGGCGCGCAAGTACTCGGGCGACGACGTGCCAAAGTAGGTACCTACGTCGTCGGCGCTGGTCATTTCCAGCACGGTGCCTACAGGCACTAGCGTATTGCTGGAAAACAACCGCAAAATGAGGTCGCGCTGACGTACCGCCGCGCCACCGCCGACCCCGGAGGTAATATCGACGTACCGTTTAAAACTAATAGCCATAAGAGCCTTTAAACCCGGGTAATAACTGCGTCATACGTGACCACCACCGGAACCGTGGCCACAACGCTCCGCGTATGCGTAAAAACTACGTCAAAACTTGGGACGGCCTCGAACTGGTCGCGGTCATCCGTGATATAGGGGTTGCGTACGTCAGTGACCCGCAAAATACCGAGCCCCGCCGTCAGAAAAGCCGCCAAAATCGCATCGCTCTGTATGATACCAGCAACCTTGTTTAGCACGTCGGACTCTGTCAGCGCCGTAGCGTTAACGGGCAGCTGCGGTACCCACGCCGATAGCTGATAGGTACTCTCGTAATATTGGAGTTCGGAGTGGTCAAACTCCGCATCAAGCGTGTTATAAGTGTCTTTACGCGCGGGGTGTCCGTAGCGCCTATCGCTAATTTTGGAAAAGTAGACGTAGGGCTCGGTCGAGGCGCCCTGTTGGGTTTGTTGGTAGCTACGCGCCACTTTAACCGTGGCTAGCTCCGGATCGGCTTGAATGGCGGGCAATAGCACGCTCATAAACACCGCGCCGATTTGCCGGTCATTCATCGCCCGGCACCTCTACTACTAACAGCCGGCGCCATCCATCCGCGACAGCCCAGTCGCCATCGGACTCGCATAACCAAGTGCGGCCGCCGTAAGTAACTAAATCTCCAGAACGGTCGCGCGCGGTAGGGCGGACGTTCGCAGTGGTATAGAGAGTCATGTAGTTTTTCGCGAGATCGAGGCCCAGCTCTTGGTAAAGCCTCTTGTCAACTGCCTGCATGCTCCCCGCAATGTCTACCGGGTCGTCGTACACCGTCACCCAATCCCCGGCGCTATTGACCGAGCGCGACACAAATGCGAGGTGCGTGAGCGGTTGCGGCTGGATAGCGCGCAAAGCGATGCTCAAAACGTTGGCGCCGGGCACTCTCATTTTTTGCCCGTTTGCGAAGTCAGCGACGTAATCATGAGCCCTGTGTGCACGAGCGGCTTTGCGATCCCGGCCTTAACGTTGACGCCTTTATTTGCCAGCGCCCGTTTACGCGCCGCGATGGTGGACTCTTTGAGCGGCGGCGACGTGACGCGGCTGATCGTGCGGCGTATTGCGCCCTCGGCAGCCAAGCACACGGCCTCCATTAAATGCGCGGGGGCCACCTTGCCCCGCAGGGCGTCTTTAGATACTTGCGCCGCCTGGGTAGCCCAGTCTTTTTGCTTTTCGGTCACCGTGGGGCGCATAAAGGGGCGTGCGTACCGCCCAAACTCTTGCACGTATGCTACCCCCGCCACCGGCTCCCCCGAAGGGTATACCGCCGACGGGAACCAGCCTACTTTGCCCTCGGCTTTGTTGAGGCCTGCGATAGCCACGCTTAGAGCTTCGCGTCCCTTGGAGCTGCGCCGTATCTGCACTAAAACCCCCCGCCGACTTTGCGGAAAGCGGCGCGTTCAGGGAGTCCGCCAACAAAAAATCCGCCTACGCTTTGGGCATCGAGTAGCGCCACCAGGCGGCTGCCGTATGGCGTGAGTTGCAGCCACCAGCGCCATTGCCCCCGCGCAGGCGGCGGCTGCAAAGTGACCTGCACTTTATCAATCGTCGCGGCCTCCACAATCCCGGGCTGCCCGGTGTAGCCATTGGCGCTGATGATGACATCGAGCGCCGCAAGGTGGGCAGTCATCAAATACAACGCCTGGGTACGCGCGGCTACGGGCATGCGTCCGCAGGGGCTATCCGACACATACGCCGTCCCGAGGTCAAAGTCGGTCTGTAGAGTCAGGTCGGGAAAAGTCGTCGCGTTCGCAAATTGCGGGAACCACGCGCGGAAAACTGCTACATCAAAAGCGATCGAGGACATTTATTACCCTGCAAAAAAGAAGGGCGGGAGCACCCTAAGACACTGCCCGCCCGTCCCCCGGAAAAATCCGTTTTTACTTTCTGCGTTTTTTCGGACTGTCAACCTCATCGGACTCCACTGGCAACTCCTCATCTTTAAGATCGGGAGGCACCACAGGTGCAGACTGATCGCGCTGG